TTACAGAAGAAACTATATAGAAGGACTGTTTTTAAGCTCCGGAGTAATAAAAAATGCTGATTATAGTATTGTGGCGGTAACCAAAGGACAAGGTTCGGTAATGGAAGGGCTTACCAAAATGTTAGAGTACGAAATATGTATCACCCGCCGAAGCGAAAACATCATCAAAGAGTTTAAGAATTATACCTATGCCCAAAACAAAGACGGCGCATTCCTCAATGTGCCCATTGATACTTTTAATCACGCTATAGATGCCACACGTTACGTATTCTTAGAAGAAATATTAGGACACAACCGCAAACCTAAAGACCTAACTGGTATGTTTTACTAATGAAAATCAATAATACCGACATACAAACCCTTAATGCTAAACTTGTAGAAGGTTCAATCGCAAGCCTCCTCTCATACCCTGCCCTTAAAATACCCAATAAAAACGATTGGGCAGAGGAAAACGGTACAGAGTATGACCTTGCTAGTCCCCAATTGTCGGCAAAGGAGCTCACTCTACAACTATTACTTCCTGAAAGTAAATACAGCCAGTTAGCAACGCTCCTTACTGCTAATGCGTATGCCGATTATACCTTTAAGCAGTTACAGCGTACCTACAAACTCCGCCTTGTAGGGCTCAACAAAGTACAAACTAATGGTAATTATATAGTAGCCGACATTCGCCTTTCAGACGATAGTCCGTTACAGAATTACACCTACCAAGCCCCAACCCTAACCGCTCACAATGTAGAAACCTATATTGACGGAAAAAATCTAACTCAATACGGTGTAACCCTATTAGAAGGCACTCAGCAGGAAATCATAACAGCAGGTAATGCCAAAACGTATTTCACCGCACAAAACAGCACAATGAGCGGACTTGTTTCAGTGAATGCTCCCGTTACTATTCAGGAGCGAATAGCTACTCTCAAAAGCTTTATGTACCTACCTATTACTGACTTTCTCAAAGGGTATTACGCCCTACTTTATGATTTAGTGCGACCCAATGCCCGAACCCTAAAATACGACAACAAGGAATATCCTTGTATCTATAAAGACGGCAAAATAACCGAACTATACATTGATACACCCATAATATGGTGCAAATTCGACTTACAACTAACAATTGTCTAACAACTAACAATTGTCTAACAACTAACAGCTAAATAATATGCAAATCAATTTCAACGCCACCCATATAGACATTCTCCCCACCGATGAAAGCTATCGTTATCGCTCTATAATGGGCGAACATACGCTTACCTTATACTTTTCGTTATCCACCTATACCGAAATTCCTACGGGTGCGTGGTGCGAGTTCGCTAATGAACGTTATACCCTTAACCAACCTGCTAAAATCGTAAAACATAACACACGCAACTTTGAGTATACCCTCACTATGGACAGCGAGGGCGCAAACCTCAAAAACTACAAATTTCGCAACCCCAACGATAAAACCCTAAAATTCTCTTTCACCGCATCACCTCGCTATCACGTGCAAATCCTTGTCGATTGCCTCAATATGATAGATAGTGGGTGGCAAGTAGGTAATTGTATAGAAGCCTCTGAAAAACTCGTTTCTTACAATCATAACAACTGCCTTGAAGCATTGGAAATGATAGCCAAAGCCTTTGAAACCGAATACGAAATCATAGGTAAAACCATTCATTTGCATAAGGTAGAGTACTTTAAAAACAATCCCCTACCCCTCCAATACGGCAAAGGCAAAGGCTTCAAAACAGGTGTAAGTCGCACTACCGAACAAAGTCGTATCACTCGCCTCTATGTACAAGGAGGCGACCGTAATATCGATCGCTCCAAGTATGGCAATAAAGAACTGTTACTACCCAAATCACAAGAGTACGTGTATGAGGGCGTAACCTTCATTTCAGACGACAAAGGGCTATCAATAACAATCAAGAACGCCCAAAATAACGGATTTGTAAATGAGCAAAGTCTCGACCTCTCACACATATACCCCAAACACAAAGGCACTATATCAGGTTTCTTTGCAGTAGATATAGATAAACACTTCTACGATATATTCGACGATTCTATACCACAAGCCCTCGATTTCAATGCAATGCAAATCAAAGGCGAAAAAATGCTTATCTATTTTGAAAGCGGTATGCTATCAGGGCGAGAGTTTGAAGTGTCCAACTATAACCACGCCAAAAAACGATTCCAACTTGTTCCTAAAGAAGAAGACGGTGTTACTATGCCCAACGATATATTCCGCCCCAATATAGGCGACGAATATTCTGTTTACAATATGCAAATGCCTAACGCCTACATCAGCGACAACGCCACAAAGTCAGGTGCAAGCTGGGAAATGATGAAAGAAGCCTGCAAATACCTATATGAAAATCGCACCGACCTATTCACCTTTACTGGTGATTTAGACGGTATATACGCCAAAAAACACTGGGCAACCATAGGAGGTCGTCTAAAAATGGGCGCATATATCAATTTTTCCGATACCGAGTTCCAACGTACCCCCGTGCCTATTCGTATCATCGGGCTAAAAGAGTATGTAAACAATCCCTATAGCCCACAAATAGAACTATCCAACAAGGTACAAGGACACTCTTTTGCCTCCGAAATGCGCAAACTCCAAAATCAAGAAGTATATTTTGGAGAACTCAATAAGCGTACACAATCATTAACTAAAAGAAGCTGGCGTGATGCTCAAGAAACTATCAAGCAAATAGAAGCAGCCTTTCCTGAATATACTAAGAGCATCGTCCCCGCCACCGTACAAACGATGATGGCTCTTATAGGCAACAAGTCCACCCAGTTCGATTTTGTAGTCTCAAAAACAAACCCTATAAAAGCACCTCACACACTCTATTTCGATAAAAACACCAAGCAAATCAATGCAGGTAGTGGGTGGCTCAAGCATTTTACGCTCGGCACTACCGATATAAACCCTAATCGTAATGCTAACAGCTATAAATATTGGAACATTCCTGCTTTCGTATCAGGGCGTTTGGACGATAAGGCTAAAACCTACTACCTCTATATCAAAGCAAGCAAAAACGATGAAACAGCTGAATTTATCATATCTGAAAACAAGATAGATATAGAACAAGAAGCAGGCTTTTACCACTTCCTATACGCCACTGTCAATTCAGAATATGAAGGAGAACGTGGTATAGCAAAACTCAACGGCTTTACAGAAATCACTGGTGGACAAATCAAAACCGATAAGATAACATCAGGAAATGGAGAGCAGTATATACACCTCTTTGATGACCATATAGAAATCAAAGCAAATCTTAAAATAACAGAAGGCAACAAAACCGAGATAAAACAACTTGTAAGCCCTGATTTGCTTTCATTGGAAAACAGACTCAAACAATACACCAACGAACAAACAAGCAATATCCAAGTAGGCGGTCGCAACCTATTAAGAGAGACAGCTAATTTTGTTCTGAAAAATGAACCTTATTACTTACAAGGTAACTATGCAGGAGGCCTCGTTTTAAGTTCCGAAACTTTTAGAGGAAATAAATCATATTTACTTAAATGGAGTTGGCAAGGGTTTCAATGTAGGTCTAATTTTGAAAAACGCCCTACCATCATTTCATTTTGGGCAAAAACAACAAAAGATAATATAACTTTCCAATCTATAACAGATAGTGAAAATGTAACTTATCCTGATAGTAATAGAATAATATCTGATGGACAGTGGCACAGATACACAATATTTGGAAAGAATGGAATAAAACTGTATAACGATGGGAATCAAGGTTTTGTTGAATTTATAAAAAATGGTAATGAATTTGTTCAAGAATTATATGTGTCATCATTTAAAATTGAATACGGCAACAAACCTACCGACTGGACACCCGCATCTGAGGATTTAGAAAGTCAAATATCAACCGCGAAAACTGCTACCGAAGCATACGCACGAGCACAAGCAGAACTCACCAAAACACAAGCTATAGCAGCAGCAGACGGCAAAATTACAGAAGCAGAACAAAGACAAATACAACAACTTCAATTGAAACTCCAAGAGGCTAAAACATTTGCACAGCAAAAAGTGAACGAGTTGAATATTGGGGGACGTAACCTTGTATTAAATTCAAAGAACAAACGCACTATGAATGGTTATACAGGTATTTTCTACTTGCTTAATGAGCCAACTAAGAGTAATGAACAATATATATTTTCTTGTATTGGGGATATAAAAGGAATTACACATATTTATTTTTCAGATGAATTAGGAGGTGTGCCAAGACAATATATAAACACAAATTTACAAAGCGGAAAGTTTACTAATTTGATAGTACCTAATAAAGAATGGAGAGGTATTACTATTTATCACGAAGTTGCAGGCGTTATACCCGTTCCTATTTCATCTGTTGAACTCGTAAAACTCGAACGTGGCAACAAACCCACCGACTGGACTCCTGCTCCCGAAGATGTATGGGATACAATGGTAGATTTGGGTGTCATTGATAAAAACGCAATGAACCTCACAGAAGCCGAAAAAGCAAATGTTAAGTTTATCAATGGTATGTTTAGCAAAGGTGCTGATTATACCAATGGTACAGAAGTAGTAAAAAATACAATCACTACTGGTGCTTTAACTGTTGGAAATACATTAGGAGGTAATGCTGGTATCAATGGGGCAGGGTTATCGGGTGAGTCTATACGTTTCTTTGCAGGGTCTAAATACGATAAAAAAGAAGAAGCTCCTTTTAGAGTTCAAGATGATGGAAGTGTATATGCTTCAAAGGGACAAATAGGAAACTTTAAAATAGAAAGTGCAAGCGAAACGTCTTTAAAAGCAAACGGACTTACTATTGCATCTGATGGTCTTATAAGAGCTCTTGGAAAAGGAAAAGATAGTCGTACAACAGAAGTACGAATAAATGACCCCGATGTTTTTAAAACATTTGATAAGTCTGCTGTAGATGTATATTCGTCAGGGTTTGGTATCACTACCCATTCAGCTATGAAGTTAGAAAGTAGAGGAGGGGAAAAAAGTACAGCTCTTATATTAAAAGCAAGCATAACGGGCTCTTCATTATATAATGCAATTGCATTAGATGTTGTTTCAGGATATATAAAAACATCTGAAAAAACAGCCTTTATTATGAAAGGAAAAGCTATGTTTGAAGAAACATACATAGGGGCTTCTTATAGCGACATCATAACATCAAGCATAGGTTTTTGTCATACTTATGTATTCAATAGTGTTTCAAGTGATAATGTTTTTCTTTCTAATCGTTGGGAAATTGAAAGTTTAATAGGAAAAAGTAATATAACATTTGAACTGCAAATTATGGCTACTTTTAATATTTCAAGAAACATTATAATAAGAGGTAGAACTGGAGGAAGATTGCTTGATAATAGTGGCAGTCCGTATAGCGGAGCAGATGGAGTTTTATCATTAGGAAGGGGGAATACACTAATACTTCGTTATGTGGATGGACA